AGTTGACAATGAATTGAGGGTAGCTGCGTCCTGCAGCCTTGTACTTAATCACACGACCGGATGACACAAGACCATCCATAACATGTGAAGCAAAGAGCCTAGATTGCTTACCCAAATTGTTAGGCAAGACAGCAGCACTTACATGTGTAAGCCTGCAATCAGGATTCTTCTGAACATAACGATAGAACATCTCAGAGATAGAGTTAATACTCCACTCCAATACCTTACGCTTAACAGTGGTACGAAGACCCATGATAATTAGATGCCGCATGAATAACAGGTTGCGGCAATGGTTGGCATAGGGATTGCACCTATGCACACGCTTTAACGTATCAACCTACAGAAATATCAGGTACTACAACAGGCAGGCAGAAGTCTGGCTCAATTGCAATGAGAAACTCTGCATCAATCCCGATGAACTCAATTAACTCATCAGGTGATAAACATTCAATCAACTCTCCAGGTAACGTTTGAGCGAATTGAATAACCTCACAAGGTATGTCCTCATCAGGTCCACCCATTACATCATCAACAATGAGATATTGAAGAGAGCTATTCTTAACTTGTTCAAGTGCATCAATGTTAACAGTAAAGAGAGTGTCAACAACGGTGTCAGTGTACATTGAACTCCTCACTAAGTGCACGAATGTCAGCCATAGCTTGTTGCATTTTAGTTAATTGATCAACACGCTTTAAACTATCAAGGTGCTCACGTACAATCCACTCCAATGTTTTAGGATGTGCCTCCTCAATGAAATTAAGAACCTCCGTTAGGTTGGTGTCTGTAGCAGGGTCGAAAGAAGCCATGATTGTGAAAGAATCAGATGTTGTGAATGCGACGATGTGTAACCCAAGTGATAGCTTGTAACTCATAACCTTTAAGGTTATTAGCATCAGCTACACATAAGTAATCGTGCTTGATTGCATGACGTAACTTAACACCAATGCTAGGCACCTTGGCTAATGTTACACGGTCACCAAACCAGATAGAGTATGCATGTCCATCAATACATACATCATCTAAACCTATGATACATGAGAAGAACTCACGTAACTTAGGACCAGAAAGAATAGACGTGACCAGATCAACACTAGGATCATCATCCCAAGCATTATCAAGGATTGCAATTGCCTTGGCTTTGTTCTTACCAAAGGTGCAGACTTTAACATCATTACAAGCCTCAGCTCCAGCGTTAACATAAACAGAGATAAGATTCTCTGCATCTAAACAATTGCGATCCCACTTGTTACGTGGTGATAGCGCAGCAATGACACCAGCAGCAATAATAGCAGGGATGTCATAGCGCTCTGCTAACTCAATAGCAAGAAGGTGAGCAGTAGCATACCACTTCTTACCCTCTGCTATATCAGAAGCACTAGCAAGGTCAAGCATAGCTTGAATGTGTTGTTGATTGACAGACATAATTAAACAACTGCAGGGTGTTCAATATCAGTAAGGATATCAAAAGCCTTAAACTCTACATACAACCAGACTGCATCTTGCTTGAGATCATTGATACAATCGTAATCACTATTAGTCCCATCATTAATGAGATGTTGAATCCAGGACTTACCATAGTAAGCATCACATTGAGAATTAAGATAAGTGTTAATCTCATCCTCAAATAAATTAAAAGATTCAATTAACTCATTGCGATAGATGAAACCACTGACACCACCAGACATACCGTGTTGAACAATGTCAACTAGTTTGTCAGTGTCAAGCTCAACATCAAGAATCTGATGCTGATCAACAACAATTGAAGACATGAAAGTTACGCGATTGGATAGAGAGGATAACATGAATTGCACATGTTACGAAGACACTAGTATCCTCAGAAAATGCTTATATTAATAGCGCGTAAGCTCGCGCTGCGAGGATGCTGGAGGCGATAGGTGACTATTCCGTAGGCGTACTGTAATTCCGCTGTCATTGCTCCGCCGAGCATTAATTATTTATCTATCATCCCCGGATAATCTTCGGCGAGCATTAACTCAAGCCTACTCCCCTGGAGAGATGACCGAATTGTCAAGTTGCGACGGTTTCCCGCCTCAGTGATTAATCTCTCATGAATTGGAGAGATTGTCAAGTGTCGAATGTTACGCGTTTCAGCTCCCGGTTAAGCGGGTTTACTAGGCGTTGCCTCCGACTCCCAAACAATACAGCAATCCCCCCTCCTGTAAACCCTTCAAGCCTGAAGAAAATATTAAGACCTCATCATCCTGATGATTGTGATTAATACAAAGAACACGCGCGGGCGCGATTTAATCACAAAACCCAATTGCGAACTACGTACTGTCGTAGTTTGTAATAATGTTATTAACTCACTGTTAATCTGTCCTCAATTGTTGTTATTAACTCAACGGTCAGTTTGTATTAATAACTATTAGTTGGCGATTAAGCATATTTTACTAGGGATATTTACCTATAAACCTGTAGTAATCATTAAGAAGAGATTCGGTCTGACGGTTAACGCTACTGTCAAGCCCTTATTTTTAACTTAATAATTAATCAGATAAAATTAGATAAGACCGCTAATCTTGAGCGATAAGTTGCGACAGATCGCGAAAAATTGAGGTACGTCTACCCCTCAATAGACGTTTAATTTCCCCCGGTTAGCATCATTTTAGACGTTTAATCTGATCGACTCGGTGTTAAACAGGACCCCCAAAGGGGGGGAAGCCCAGCCCCGAGTACACGCGGATAGGTCTGACTAATTTTTGTCAAAATTCTACGGGTTACCGTTCGCTAACGCTCACTAATGCCACATACCGGCATAACATTGAGGAAAATAGACACCAATCAGTTGTTTTGCTTGTTCTGCGATGATTTTATGTTCAAATTGGGTACCATTAGCTGTTCTAAGGTCACAATAGGTCAACCAGGACCTAAGATTACCATGCATATAGAGTGTAGTAGGGCTAGACAGCGGTAAAACCTCTCTTGCTGACTCTTTAGCTACACCACAGTCCAACATTTCGTGATAAAGCGTGTAAGCGTGATCATAAAGGAGTTTAGCTTTGATTTGGAAGTCTTGAACAGTAAATTCATCAAGATCATCAATACTATTCTGTCTATTTTTAGTATCTTGACGTCTTGGGTAAAGTGGGGAAGGTCTTTCTGTTACTTCTGCATATCTTTGAGAGTATTCTTGAAAAGAGAAGGACCTATGTCTCAGTATTTGAGCTGCAATAGAGCGTGTGGTATTAATCTTAATACACATGCTAACCATTTCAAATGGAGACCAGTGCTTATGTTTAATAAGATAATTAATAAGCTTAGGAGCTGTGTCTTTATTATCTTGATTAGATGGATTAGAGACTCTAGCCATATGAGCTATGAGATTATCACCATCAGGAGTAGAGTGGATGTATTCGGTGGAGTGCATTAATACAGTGATATACAGTAAAGAGCCGTGTTAATAAAAATATTAAGAGTGGTATTTTAAAGATGTCCATTTCCGGGGACATAAGTAAAGAGGATGATGTCTATTACGAAGTAATGGATGTCATCCTCTCTGCGGGGGTCGGGTCCACCCTTCCCTTCCCCCTTATACATGACACATCCCCTAAGAGACCCACTTAGCAACATGGCTAGAACCCTTTAGCTGTCTAGCTTTTTGTCTTTGTTGGAGTGTCATTCCAAAAGCCATGTGGTTTACTGCTTGTTCTGGGTTAGCTAACCACGCTTCATTTTCGTCTAACCACTCTTGTTGAAGCCTGTCTTGGATAGCAAGATTAGCTGAGATTGCTAATGCATCTGTGTAATATTTAACACCTTGAGAGAGGCAGTCTAATCTGTCATCATGTTTAATTGCGCCTTTTTCACGGCACATTCTACTCATTTGATAAAAGAGCATGTAAAGGAGCCGCTCTTCAGGGGCTGCATCGGGGTTGCTTTTAAAATCCCACTCAATGACAGAGCGATCAACAATGAGACGGTGCTGATTAAGAACAGGCTCAAGGGAATCAATGATCCTGTCTTCTTTTCTAACATTTGCTCTAACTTCTTCAATGTCTATAGCCTGTTTAGTTTGTTGGAGGTGTTTACGGAATAGTTCAGCTACGATACCATCACCAAAGTTAGTTTCAATTAGGAGTTTTGTCACTCCAAATTTCTTACAACCTTTTAAAATATCCAGTAACGTTTTGTCTGTGTATCCGTCTTTGTAAGCACGCATTTCGTGCAAGTACAGAAAACCATTTCTTTGGGAGATATAAGCCGCTGCCGTCTCATCTGTGCCACGACCCGATGGATCAATCGAGCAGATTGTTTCCGTGTAGGAATCCCAGTTTCCTTGGAGCTGCATCGGACTGTAGAAATAATCTCCAGGTAAACCAACAGTCGGGAGTTCTTTGATGACGTTTTGAGGGTCGGAACACCACACGATTGATTCGGGTGCAGTAGAAGGATTGACGGAGGTGACGATAAGGTCAGCACATTTAAGGGGGAACTTCTCGGCATCGCTAAGGCTGGTGTCGAGCATAAACTGGAGCAAGAAATTGCTGCGCCCCATAGCAGCTTCGCGTTCAATAAGGTCATCGTTATCAAAGCGGTCAGGATCAGTTACGTCCCACTCTTTAGCACCATTATCTATATCAGCCTGTAATTGGGGCGCTAAGAGCCCTTCATACTGGCTTACCTTCCTAGGATACCTAGCAGTCCAAACAAAGGGCTTGTAGGCTCTCTCAGCTAGCTTACGATAGATCGTGAAGGTTGTCTGAGGAGTACCTAAGAACATAATACGACTATCTTGTTTAGGAGTAAGGATAGATTCAGCTTCAGTACAGAGTTGTAGAAGTTTCTCTCTCATTAATTCTGTCATTGAGTTGCCAGGAACTTCAATGTCGTCTAGTACCATCAAATCGGCGCGGCTTCCGGTTAGCTGTCCAGTGATGCCCACCGATTTTACGCTTGGTGCTTGGTGAGGAGAACAGTTTACATCGAAGCTGATGCGAGCCCACCGAGCATCGTCTGATTTGGGTCGTAAATGAGAAAGCCATGGTGTTTCAATGATAAGTTTCTGTAGGAAGATTGACATATTATCTGCACGTTCTTTAGATGCAGATATAATCATTATCTTTTTCTCAGCGTCATTAAAAAGTGTCCACAGTACAAAGGCTCCAGTAATCCAGCTCTTACCCACTCCACGGAAAGCTTGTACTTGTAGACGTTTAGGTCCATGCTGAAGATAGTCTGCGATGGCGTATTGCGCTCTTGTTGGGCTGGGGAGGTCGAGTTGTCCCCAGAGGGCTTGGAGGAAGAGCTTGAAATCATCTTTTAATAGTTCTAGGGTGTTCATAAATTACATTCCACCGGACTCAGGGAAACCAACACTAATCCTATTGTCAGTTCTTAATCGAGCCCGTCGTGTTGATTCTTGGTTTTTTCTTTCTATTTTTGCTTTTTCTTCGGCTTTGTATTTTGTATCTGCGTCTTTAAAAGATTGCAGCAATTTACCTGCTTCCATACCAAACAGACCAGATCTTAAAAAGTCTGATGCTCCAAAACCTCTAGATTTATCTACAAGAGATGCTGCTTTAATAACATCTTTCATTTTAACTTTATTAGATAATTCTGCTTTTAAAGGTTTTTGGGATAGAGGTGTTCGAGGACCGCCTTTAGGACCATCAGTATTATAAACTGTATTAGCTGTATCAGCATCAAAGATAAGTAATTGTGGTTCTCCTAAATCAGTAATACGAATACCATCCATACCTGGAAAATATCTTCTTAAACTGCCATCTAAATCAAAATTACGAATCCATTTAACAGGAGGTTTACCGTCTTTTTCTAAAATTGGTCTTAAACCTTGTCGATGAAAATGATTTAAAAGGTGTCTAGAATGTGTAGTCTCTGGTAATTCTGTATATCTAAAACCTGGAGGCAGAGTACCTTGGAATAATCTGCCACCATCTTTACCTCTTGCAAATTTTTGACCAGTAAAAGGATCATGACTATTATAAACACCTTGACCGAACCAAGTAGCACCATGAGGATCATAATGAGATGAGGTGCTTAATCTAAAGCCTTGTCTTTGAATAGAATCAGCATTAACACTAGGTGTACCGTGATAAACTATTTCACCTCCTCTAGCATTACCACGGTTTGATCCTTTAACTATTTCTTTAAGACGGTTTTTTAGGAATTGTCTAAACCAAGCTTGTTGAGCTTTTTTATCAACCATACTTATCTCCCAGAGAAAGGATTAGGAGCTAGTTGACCACGATTAGGTGATACAGTCTCATAACCCATGTTAGGCATAGTTTGATCTACTTGTGCTGGACGGAGCTGTTCACGGGTAGCTCTGACAGGTGCCTGTGAGGGGTTACGAGGGGGTACAACAGGTGTAAGGGGTACTTGGTTCCAATAGTCCTCTCGCTGTGCCTCTGAGCCCTCCTGAGGGTTCATTGGTTGAGTCTCAATTTCAGGCATCGTAATACCTTCTGAATCAGGCAGTTCAGGAGCTTCAGGAGGTTCATCAAAATAACCTTCATCAACAAGACCAAGTGCTTCTAAAAGTTTAACACCGGCACCCAATGCCATTTGATCTCGTTGTTCGTACCTACCTTCCATATCTTCTAAACCTTCATTTACTGCTCGTCCAGTAGGACCAGGAGCACGTCTAAGCAACTCACCAAATACAGCAAGTGCCATAGTAGCTAGACTAAGCTTATTTACAGTTAAACCTCTAGTAAATGCATTTGGAGCTTTACTAAGAGGTGTGCTAGGACCGCGAGCTACAGTAGGTTTAACTGAAGTAGTTTTAGCTCCACTAGGTTTAGGGGTAGAAGGTTTTACTCCAGGTGCTTTAGGTTTGGGTTTAGCTTTAAGGTCCTGATAACTTTCACCTCGAATTGGTGGTTTAGGTTGGGGACCAGCAGCAGTAGGTCTACCCATTTTAGGCGGAACAGTTGGTGCTCTCAGTCTCATGTTACGTGGCACCTCACCACCTAACTGACCTTGCCCTGGTGCTTGACCAAAACCACCGCTAGGGCGGTTAGGCGGTGTAGCTTGCAGTCTAGACCTTGTTGGAACAGGACTAGTAGATGGAGGACGTGTAGCTGATTGAGCAGGGCTTCTAAAGTTTCTAAGTTGTCCCCGCTTGTTAAACATTTCTGTTTGACCGCCAGTTTTAAACTTTTGTTCGCTAGGACTCAGACGGTTACCCTTAGTATTTTCAATAGCTTTCTTTCCAGACTTAATGTCTCTTGTTTCTTGAGTTTCTATCCCGATCATGTCTAAGATAGACATAAGGATAACATCGAGCGCGTTGTTCATGAGTTAATGTAGTTTTCAATAATGTTTAACCGTATTGGAGATTCAACAAAGTCTCTCCAATGCAATGTTCCTTTTTCCTGATTACACTTTTGACATGAGCAGACAAGGTTAGAGGTTTTATCTTTGCCTCCATAATACCTTGGATGGACATGGTCAAGGGTAAGCTTTGATAAATCATAAGACTTTCCACAATAAATACAAGTAAGATCAAAGTGTTCCTTAATAGAGCGCCTCCACAGACGCTTTGCTTCTGATGAGGTCATAGCTATTAAGTTATAAAGGTAATGGTCAGGATCTGGGAACAACGGGGTCATTTTTTACACTTGAGTTTAGCACGATTACGTTTACGGTTTTTACTAGCAGATTCAAGAACAGTCCTACCATCTTTACAGTGGCTGACATCCTTACCATCTCCTTTCTTTCCCTTCTTACGGTTAATGCGGTTTAACTCAACTCGCTTAGCAACACGACCCGGTTTTTTCTGATATTCAGATTGTTGCTTAAGACGTTTCTTACGCGCCTTTGGGTTCTTTTTGTAGTATTCAGATGTGCGACTTGCCATACAATCTCTCTTGTACAAGTTCAGGATCAATTTCAGGAAGGATTTTAGATAGCTTATCAAGGGGGTTACCCTCGTATGCTACACCTGAAATGTCATTTGTTTTAAGCCAGTCACAGGCTGCTTTAAGGTCTTGTGTGGAAGCCTCACCCGACTTAATGCGGGCGAGGAATTCCTTAGTCACAAGATTATGCAGTTCATTAAACTGGTCCTCTGTGGCTTTCTTTTTCATAATTTTTTTGATCCGTAGTAACGTTTCCAGTTACTTTCGTTAATTGCTAACCCACGTCGTCTAAGGTTATTACCAGTTTTAACTTGTTCTCTAATGCCTTTTGCACGTTGATCCCATAGGCTATCATTATAACGTTCCCGTGCCCAATTTCCACTAGCTTGATTAAGTTTAACAGTTGGGTTTTTAGCTGGTTTTTTACCTCCTTTTCTTGTTTTCCTTACCCCTCCGACACGAGGAGGTTTTTTAGGAGATATGTTAGTACCAGACTGTCCGCGAACTTTTTTCTTTGTTTGAGGCTTTTGATGCCTTTTGCGTTCCGGTTTAGAATATGCCATTAGACTTTAAGAGCGACACGTAGTGCTGCTACAGCAGTGTCATCAAGATCATTATCAGTTTCTTGTGCAAGCTTAGACAGCAGGTCAATGATCAATTTCTTTACCGCGTCAGACTTGAAGAACGCGAAGAGGATA